GATGCAGGTCGCAAGATCTGTTAAATAATAAGGTAGTTTAATATGGACCCTTTTACAGCAATGGCTGCAGCTACCAGTGCCTATAAGGGTATAAAGAAAGCCATTGATGTAGGTAGAGACATCTCATCTATGGGCAGTACATTGTCTAGTTGGTCTAAAGCAGTAAGTGACTTAGACTTCTTAGAACAAAAGGCTCAGAAGCCTCCAATGTATAAGATGTTTACTAACACGCAGTCTGATGCTCTTGAAATATGGACACAAAAGCAGAAGCTCAAAGAGATGAGGGAAGAACTAAAGGAGTACATCTCTTTTGTATACGGCCCGTCAGCTTGGAGAGAGATCGTAAGAATAGAAGGTGAACAACGTAAGGCACAACGTGATGCAGTGTACGCCAAGAAAGAGTTTGTAGATAATTGTATTAACGGTGTATTGATAACTATATTGGCAATATCCGGTATAGGGTTAGCGGCAGTTGTCATATACTTTGTAGGCCAGTATCAAGACAAGTGGTAACATGTGTAACAAAAAGTTACTTGACAATAAATTTATAGTGAGTATACTTTGTCGTATGACAATATAAAGAAAGATAAAAGAATGATGCAGTTTCAAGGATTTAAACCAGAAGCACAAAAACGTATAGCAGGTAAGCTAGGTTACACTGGTGACATGTCTAACTTTGATGGGTACTTAGAACAGAACCCTGAAGCAAAGCAACAGATGGACACGTACAATCAACAAGCTGTAAAGATGATGCAAGGTGGTATGGTACGTAAGAACTACCAAGAAGGTGGTACAGTACCTCAAATTAAACAAGATACAATTGATCGTATGGCTACAGGTGCTGTACCTGCAGGTGCAGAAGTTAAGGGCGTAGGTGTAGCAACAGATGCTTTAAAAGATACATTTATTTCTACATCTCAACAGAACCAAGGTATTAAAGATAGTTCTGGTAAAGCAGTTAGTGGAACTATAACACAACAACAACAACTTACACCCGGACAAGTAGCAGAAAGACGTAGAGAAGATGGACAGCAAACTGCAGAAGTAGTAGAGGGTGTACGTGGTACTGCCCCTACTGTAGCAAAGGCATCTGATACAGATACTGATGCAACAGATGCCAATTTAATTGCTACAGAAGATCTTCGTATGTCACAAGACGATGTAAAAGAAGATGTACTAGATAAACAAAAGTCAGCAACTCTTACTACTACAACTGAATCAGATTCTATGATTACTGCAGAAGAATCTGAAAAAGATGTAGAAGGTAATGTTAAAACTAGTGTATCTAATTTAGATGCTGCACAAGGTACTGCAGTAAAAGTTGACTCACCTGCCGCAAGACAGATACAAGACGGGGAAATAATTGACGGAGTTGCGGATGCACAAAAAGCAGCTAAGTTTACAGAACAAATACAAGCTGCAGAAGCTACACCTTCCAAACAAGCTACTGTAAAAGGACAACTTGAAAGTTTAATGCAAGACTTTGAGGGTGGTGAAACACCTCCTTGGGCTGCAGGAGCAATGAGAAATGTGTCTGCACAAATGGCGGCACGTGGGTTGGGTGCAAGCAGCATGGCAGGACAGGCCCTTGTACAGGCAGCTATGGAGTCTTCACTACCTATTGCAATGGCAGATGCACAAACGGTTGCAGGGTTTGAGATGGCTAACCTTAGTAACAGACAACAAAGGTCTATGCTTGCTGCAGAACAACGTGCAGCATTTATGGGACAAGAGTTTGATCAAGACTTTCAAGCTAGAGTATTAGTTGCCTCTAAAATAACAGACATAGCTAATATGAATTTTACTGCAGAGCAACAGATTGCATTAGAAAATAGTCGTGCAGCAAACACAATGGAACTTGCAAACACATCTAACAAACAGGCACTTGTAATGGGCGAGGCTGCAGCATTATCTAACTTAGATATGGCTAATCTTAATAATCGCCAACAAGCTGCAGTACAAAATGCCCAAACTTTTTTGTCTACAGATATGGCTAACTTATCTAATGAACAACAAGTTGAATTGTTTAAAGGTCAGACACGTTCACAGTCATTGTTTAGTGATCAAGCTGCAGAAAATGCAGCACTACAATTTAATGCTACAAGTGAAAATCAAACAGATCAATTCTTTTCTAATTTAAAAGTTCAGAACAACCAGTTTAATACGGCACAAGACAATGCCATGAAGCAATTTAATGCTGGTGACGAAAGTGCCATGAGTAAATTTAATGCAGAAGTAGCTAATCAACGTGATCAATTTAATGCAACTAATCAATTAGTAGTAGCTCAAGCTAATGCAGGATGGCGTAGAGAAATTGCAACTGCAGAAACTGCAACTATAAATAGAGTTAATGAAATTAATGCATCTAATGTACTTGCTACTTCTAATCAAGGGTACGCTAACCTTTGGCAAGAACATGGGATCTTATGGAATGGGCATGGACATCTGCAGAAGGTGAACGTGACAGACAAAATGCAGTAACCCTTAGTCACTTAGCTGCAGGTAGAGAAAGAACTCAAGCAGAATATGAAGCTGACCTTGCTTCTTCTGCAGCAATAGGAGACTTTGTAGGTAAACTACTATTAGGAAGTTTTGGATTTTAAATTAATATAGGAGAATAAAATGTCGTTACAAGGACAGGCAAGAACAGCTTACAAAAATTATATGGATAAAGTTATGACTAATACTCCTAGAGTAGAAGAGCCTATGTCTAGTAGTTTGATGAATAGAAGCAGACCAGTAGAACAAGATACAAAAACAGATTATTTATTGGATCAATTTAAACAATTACAAAAAATGAGAGCAGGTTTAAGAAATGGCTAATACACTTTTTGATGCCCCTATACCCGGACAGTCTTTAACTGCAGAAGTAGGTGCAAGACCTTGGCAACAACCTGCACAGTACTCTACTGTAGAAGATGCCTTTGAATATTATGCAACAAAAATTACTGATCCTAAAATAAACGAGTCTTTATTAGATGCCCTTGAGATGGGTACTCCTGTGTCTTCTATATCTGAGATACTTGTACAGAGTGGGGCAATGGAAGGTAAGCATACAATAGATGTATCTATTCTTTTGTTACCTGTTATAATGGAATTAATTGCTTATGTAGCTGATGAATCAGAAATTGAATATAACATGGGATTGACTTCTTCTCTTGATCAAGATAAAATATCAGAAAGCAAAATAGCATTGTCTGTTAGTAAATTAAAAAATAAAATGCCAGATAGTATAATAGAAGAAACAGAACCTACTATAGAACCTGAAGCTATGTCAGAAGAAAACTCAGAGCCAAGTGGCCTTATGTCGAGGAGAATGTAATGGCATTTAATATAGGAGCATTTTTTGGAGGCATGGCTAAAGGTGGTAGTCAGATACTAGATGAAAATAGAGCGCAAGCTAGGCGTGATAAAGAAACAAATGAAGCACAGCAATGGGAAATTGCACGTGAAGGAAGACAAAATGCTGAGTACAGAAAAAGATTACGGGACACAGATAGAAAAAATGTAGATCAGTTTACTTCTCAACTTGCATCTTTTAATTTTACTCCAGAAAATATAACTGCTATTGCTGCAGGTGGTGCAGAAAATGTAAAGACGTGGGTAGACATTGCACTGCAACATAAAAAAAGTGGCAAAGAGTTTGATATTAATTTACTTGTTAATAATAAAGTACCTACAGATGTAGGTACAATAGCTGGAGCAACTAATGATGTAGCAAACGCTAATCAAATAACACCAACATCTAACCAGTTGTTTGCATCTATATATGAAGAAGTTGCTCCTGAGTTTGATGATTTAAATAGAGCTTTTGCTTATTATCAAAATAAAGCAAATAATACTACAGGAAAAATTCAAGAAGGGTATCAAAAACAAGCAGATGATGCATTTAATTCATTAAAGGTTAAAGCAGATAAATTACAAAATGATACTGGTGAAAAATCTACCCCATTTTCAAAACCAAGCATAACTACAATGTCAGAAACAAATAGAGAAAATGCATTGATAGCTGCTAGAATAGGATATAATCCTGCTGATAAACGTTTTGTACGTAAAAATGGAGATGAAGGTAGATATAATATTGGTATTTTAAATGGTCTTATGATAGATGAAGCAACTAATAAATCATCAGATGGAGGGGTATATAGTACGCAATGGCAAAGTAGTACTGCTGCTAAAAGAGAAGCTGCATTTAGAGGTTTAAAAAATCATGCAGCCTTACAGTTAACTACATATTTAAATGATCCTGATGCTGGGGGTATGCTTTTAACTGCAAAAGACTTATATCAAAATGTTGCAGATGCCAAACGTCAAGATGGATTTTTTACTACAGATGAAGTAGGAGAATTATTTTCTAGGAATTTGTTACGTCTAGGTTCTGTTTACAGATACATAGGGCCGGATGGTAGACCAAGAATTGCAGTATACACAGGAGATATTGGAAACATGGTTGAAGATTCTGATGGTCAACTACAATCAAATCCTGTTTACGAATACTATACAAACTAGGATATATAATATACAATGGCTGATCCAGTATTATTAAATACATCAAATTTAAAACCTATGTTTAAAGTTGCAGAGGAAGAAGATAGTAATAATAATAATATAAATAATATTAATACTATTTCAAACTCTAACTTAAATACATCAACTTTAAAACCTATGTTTAAAATTGCAGAGGGAGAAGAGGTTGATGAAAGTAAGTGGGAAACAGACCCTACTACAAACATTAATTTAAACCCTTTAAATCTTAGCGGTCAAACAGCTTTTGCTCTAGGTAAAATACCTACATCAACTCCAATGATTGCAGAAGAAATTGATGCTAGAATACAAATAAAATTTGAGGAACAGAGAGATGCCACAAATGCTAGGATAGCAGAGAGTGAGTATGCTAAACTTGTAGCTGAAGAACATGCAATACAACTTAAAGAAAGAATGGCAGAACTAAAAAGCCGTAACATGACGGTAGATGAAGCTAGAGAAAAGGCAGCTATGAGAGGGCCTGATGCTTTAGCTAACTTTGAATCTAACTTTGCTTCTCCAGAAATTGTAGGAGAACAGAAAAGAAAAGAAAGTGAAGAGTGGTCGGAGACTGCAAGAGATCGTTTAGTTGCAAGATTAAATAGTCCTAATATGATTACTAGTGGAATTACAGACCAGTTACTAGATGGGCCTTTTACACTATCTGAAATAAATACTTTAATTCTTACTGATGAAATTATAAATCCTGCAACTTCTTTATTAGAAGTACCCGTACATTATGCTAATTTTCAAGAGGCTTTTAAAGAGGGTAGATACTGGGCAGCATCAGGAAATCTAGCTATGATAGGTATAGAACTTACAGCTGCAAAGGTAGCTTTAAAACCTGTGGCTAAAGGAATAACAAATGTATGGAAATACGCAGGTAGAGGAAAACAAAAAGGATATGATACTGTACAGTTAGCTATAAAAAATGAAACAGAATTGTATGATAAAATTACTGCAGCAAATAAAGTAATTGCAGATTCTAATGCACAAATGCGGTCGGATTACATTGTAGAATACGAAAGAAGAATAAATTCTATAAGAAATGATGCAGGCAAACCTCCTATCTCTATATCTAAACAAGATGAAAACACAGGTCTGTTTACAATTGATCCTGAAAAAACTAGAGAACAAGGTAACATGGTTGTCACAGATGCCTATAGAACAACAGATGTGTTTGGTAATATAGATGCAGATCAAGTAGCAAACTTAGAGGCTACAAGTATGGGTGTAGATAATATAGCTATTCCTATTTTAAAACCAGAAAAGTTAGATGCCTTAATAGCAATAGCAGCATCTTTAAAGAAGTCAAATTCAGATGCATTTAAAAGGGCCAAAGGAAAAACTTTAATAGATAAACTTTTTGATATGACAGTTGATAAAGATTTACTTGCTAGTGATGAATTGCTTGATATGTTAAACAAACATGGAATGTCTTATGAAGAATACGTATTAGGTGTAGTAGGTTCTGGATCGCAAGCAGGGCAACTTCTTCAAAAGTTAAGTCAAATAGGACGGGCAAGACCTAAATCATTAACTGACATTCGTCAAAATCAAAAACTTGCTACAGAAAAAAGTATACGTAGTATATTTGAAAGTACTGTTATACGTGTAGAGGGTGCTAGAAGAGGTATACTCGTATCGTCATGGGCAACTACTGCTAGAAACATAACTAGTGCTGCAATAGTACAGCCTATGCACAGTATTGCTAACCTTGCAGATGCTGTACTAATAGCAGGAAGAAGCAGCGATAATGTTTCAGGTTCTGTTCTATCGGGACTGTATACCTTGGGTAGTAAAAGTACATGGAAAGATTCTTTTGCAAACTTAACTTACATATTTAAAGATCAAGAGTATGCAAAAGAGATGACGGAGTATATATTAAAGTATCCCGAACTGTCTGGACAATACAAAAAAATGTTTGATGGTATAGGTGAAATACAAACTAATCTTGGTAGAGGTCAAGCAACTACTAGGACAGGAAAATTTCTTGACGGTACTATGAGTAAAATAGAAGACGGTGTGCAATTTTTAAATACTCCTAATAGGTGGCAAGATCATGTTATGCGTAGGGGAACTTTTGTATCTGAGTTAGAGAGAAGATTTAAATTAGAGTATGGACAAGACTTACAACAATTAATAAAAGAGGGAAAGATACAAGAAATACTTAACGACACTTCTAACATTAGACCTGATGGTGCACCTTCATTCTTAACGTTAGTAGAAGAGTCAACAAAAAAATCAATGGACCTTACTTTTGCAGGTACTCCTAATAACAAATTATTGGAGGGTATAAGTAATACAATTGTAAAGTCTGGTGTAGGAACAATGTTTGTACCCTTTCCTAGATTTGTGATGACCAGCCTTGAGTGGATGGGAGATCATACTACAGGTGCATTTCAAGTACCATTAAGAAAGGCACTATTAAAAAGTAGAAATGCCGATTTACCAGAAGAAATGCAAAAACATTTTATTGAATTATCTCCTGTACAGTTTAATAAAAAATATAAAAAAACTAAGGATCAAGTTCGTAAAGAAGCAGGGTCTTTTACCACTAGAGATAGAGAACAGATTACTAGAAACTTAGTTGGTTGGGCTGCTATAGCAGGGGTATATAATTTAAGAAATACAGAGGGTATGTCTTCAGACTATAAAAGATTTACACTTAAATCAGAGAATGAAAATGGGGAAGTATCTACAGAAGATTTAGATGTAACTGCACAGTATCCAATGCGACAAATGAGTTGGATTGCAGAGTACCTTAGAAGAAGTAATCTTGTAGGAGATGGCACACTAGATTCTTGGGCAGGGTTTGATTTTAAAGAAGTGTTAGAAACTTTTACAGGTATACAAGCCAGAACAGGTACAACAAATATTTGGGTTGACGAGATTCAAAATTTTATAGGTGGTATGCAAGCAGAAGATAAAGAAAATTCAGCATCTTTTGATAAAATATTTGGTAGATTCATAGGACAGTATTCTGCCTCGTTCTTTGTACCAATGACACAGATTGTTACTGCTCAACGTGCTATGGGAATACGTAGTGACGAAATGAAAGACCATGCAGATTTATATGCCGCTAGTAGTAATCTTGAAGGTCAGTTTAGTTCTAATATGAGTAGATCATTCTTTCAAAATGAATTGTTTATTGCTCCGTCTACTGTAAATGCTCTTAATGAAAGAGAGACATTAGCAAAAGAAAATCCAAAAAGAATTAAACAAGGTATGAAGTTATTTTTTGGTTTAAACTATTACGAAAGTGACTCAAGTGATATAGACTTCTTAAAAGATATAGGTTGGACTGATCCTACATATTCTCTAGGCAGTAAGAAAAGAGAAAAGCCTGCTAAAAATTATGTAAACAGAGAGTTGAGTAAAATTTTACCTGACATGGTAGACACTGCTAAACGAGAAGCAAGTCTTGTAGCAAAAAAATGGAGAACTAATCCTTACCTACAAAAGACATACAAAACAGAAACAGCTGCCTTTAATACTGTAGCAAGACAGTACATAAAGGATCAGTTTAATAACTTTAAAACAGAGATAAGCAAAGAGGCAGACTTAGAGGTTAATGAACTAGCTCTTGTTCTTAGAAAGTATAAAGCTATGAATGATACAAGTTCAAAAGCTGCGATCCTTGAATTTCGTGAACGAGAAAAACGAGAACCTATATGGAGTAACATTGATGACCTAGAGGACTTAATTTTTTACGGTAGAAACATAGAGAAATAAATAAGGGGGCAATTAAGCCCCCTCTTTTTTGTCTATCGTTAACTTAGTTACACTATCGTGTATCTCCATCACCACCAATTGTACCTGCCCTCTTCCTTGCACTCAACTTCTTTTCGTTCTGTGCAGCTATCATACCTAATGTAAGATTAAGGTCCGTAGCAAGTGCGGCACAGTACCACAGTACATCACCTATCTCACTGGCTATTTGTTCTCGCCAATCTTCTGGCCTGTTCTCTATACCATCACGTATAAGTTTCTTTACTTTGTTTGCTACCTCACCTGCCTCACCTGCAAGTCCTAATGCAGGGTACAGGATACGATGTTCATCAGGATAGATGGCAGTCCTAGATGCACTACGTTGATATGCATTGAAATCAGACATGTTGTACTTCTCCTTCAGAAATTGTTCTGCTTCTTGTTCTAGCTTCATTGTCCTTTACCCGTTTCAAGTTATCAAAGTAGGCTTTGTTAAACCCCCTGTTCCACTCACGGAACTGCATAGTATCCTTGTGGAAAGGATTGACTAAACGGTTGTATTTAAAACCGTCAAAGCCCATAGTGTATTGTACTTTTAGGGGTGCATCATACTTACCCAAACCACGTGATGCTCTACTCTTCTTTATCATAGGATGATCTCCTTATGCTACGTTAATTAGTTGCGCTTCTTTGTAGGGTACATGATAGAACTGTTCCCCATTGTATATGTTTCTTCCTGTTGCTTCCTTTAACTTATCTTCTGTTAGTTGTGTACTATCAATACACCATGCCTTAGATAAGTCACCACTAAATATATAGAACTTTAAGTTGCTACTATGCTTAGACAGCAAACGTTTCTTACGTTCTGGTATGCGTATCTCTTCCCAATGGGTAGGCCAATCACCTCTCCATGCAGTCTTTACTTCTGCCTCGTTGTGATACTGTACTCCATCTTTCTTTGTTATTATATCTGCGTCATAAGACTCAGTAGTATCTACAATGTCATGTCCCTCACCCTGAAGGTGAGAGATCAATGTCTGTTTTGCTGCTCCATCGTACTTACTATAGAGGCCACGTGAAAAGGGTTTTCTGTATGCTGCCATGTGAGTTACTCCGATTCTGGTTTTGTTTCTTCTGGTTTGTTTGTTATTTCATCCTTCAGTTTTTCTACTAGAATATTTGCAGTATTTCTTACACTCTGTAGCTGATAGTTCAACTGTGTCTGCACGTTATTGTTGTAGTTTATTTCAGTCAGTACATTCTTTTGTAAGTCTGTAAAATCATCTGACTCGTATTCTATATCATCTAATGTTAGCTTAACCATGTTTAGTTCTCCTTTTTTCTACACTATTTATGAGATGTCTACTATCTCACATGAGTCACCACTGCAAGCTAGTGTTTGCATTGCGTTGGTGTTATCGTCTTTCTCGTACTCAGACAGCCCAGCCCAATCAATCTTCTTAGGCATGTCCTTTAGTAACACATTATATGCATCCTTGTCTACCTCTTGATAGGGTGCTTGCTGATAACTATGATCAGAGTGTGGCAAGAATGACACACCTGACATCTCATCAAAGTGTTCATACACAAATGCACCTACCGCCATCCATTCACTGTCACGTACTGTGCATGTAATGCTTGGCTTATGCTCACACCAATGTCTCTGGTACATGAGCCATGTCTCAAGCTGTTCAATTGCAGTCATGTCGTTACGTGTGATAGAGTTCTTAGGTGCTTTGATAGGGAAGCTGAACACTGTGGTAGTGTCGGGCTTCATTGCACATGGCTCTGATGGTACACCCTGATCCTTCATAAACTGTGTAAGCCCATCCTTATTGTCACCACGTACAGTTCTGATGTACTGCTTACTGTGCCTTGCATGTATGCCTGACGCACTGTCTACAAGTTGTGATACAGTTCCTGACGGTTTTACACAGGAGATAGCAGTAGATACAGGTATGTCAAGTAACCCTGCCCACTCTTCGTTTGTGCTAACGGCAACTTGTTTAAGATGTTCAAGTGTTTTATCTAGTCCTTTATTCTTCAATGTCATCAGTGGATTGTCCATCAACCCTGTGAGTGACACACCCAACAGACGTTCTTCATCTGTATTCTTCTGCCATATCTTACGTAGATAAGGGAACTTAGTTAGGCTAGACTGTATTGTACCAAGGATAGTAGCCATGCGTACCTTATCTGACAATGAGTCAAGATCATCTGTTGCTCGTACAACTACCTCTGTTAAGTTACAAAATTGATATGGTCGTAATATTATCTCACTGCACGGGTTAGTTCCAAACTCATAGTCAGCATCACGCCTACCATTTTTTGCTGCCTGTACCTTAGATGCCTGACGATTAAAGATACCTCGTTCACCTGACTTACTTTCTACTAGTGAGATCCATTCACGCATGAATGTCTCCATGTCTGGCTTCTCTGTATAACATACTGAGTTGTTAGCTAACGCCCTGTGTGCAGCAGTTTCCCACCACTGACCTGACTTAGCATGTCGCATACGATCATCACTAAGATTACTCAATGAAATCATAGCACTACGGCGTACTCCACCTACTACAACTATCTGACCGATGAAGCACATAAGATCATGGCACTCCATACTGGATAGCTTACGTCCTTGTGCAGTCTTGAATGTAGCTACAGCAAAGTTAAACAACTCTACCAATGGGGCAGGGCCACTAGCTCTACCACCGAATGTCTTGAGCCTTGCACCTGCAGGACGTACCTGACTTACATCCCACTTGGGTATCTCTCCTGCCCATAGAAGTGCAAGTACTTGACGTAATGCTTTAGCCCAACCTTCCTTACTGTCCTTAACTACCACTGTAGTCTCACTGTCGTACAACTCAGGTACTTCTGGTAGCTTACGTACTGACTGACGCTCTACGCTGAAGCCTACACCTGTACCACACAGCAAGATGTACATAGCCTCATCAAAAGACTTAGGATCATCTACTGGCAAGTAACTACAGTTGAACCCTGCGGTGTTGTCTCTGTCTAGTGCAGGGCCAGCTGACATCATTGCCCTCATAGATGGCATAACATCCAGAGATAGTATGGCCTCTTCTATTTTACTAAAATTAGCTAATGGCAGATTAAAGGATTTACGTACTACATTATCCATGTATCGTGTCACTGTCTCAGCCCATGTTTCTCTACGGCCCTCACTGTCAAGCCAACGTGCATAACGTGACGTATGTATAAATGCTTGATAATCTGTTGGTAAATAGTTGTTCATATATATTACTCCGCTACTGTTCTAATTGATTTAATTGTCATACCATCTACATCATAGATGAACTCTTGCAATGCCTCTCGTACTTCATCATTGATAAAGTTATCTACTGGCATCTGGTATTCGTCCTCGTCTATTTCAAGAGTAAGGAATACTTTAAGTATCATCTTGATCATCAATGAGTACGTTGAGATACCATTGAGCCTTTCTCAGATCCTCTACACCATTCTTGTACTTGAACCGCCACAGGTATTTCATAATGTTACCCTGTAGATAGAAGGAGAAACCTTCCTCACCTGTAGCTGCACGAATGGCATCAATACATTCTACACCTGCAAAGTTGTAATGAGCAGGTGAGTTTACCATATCATCATCATCTGACACGCTATCTAGTATGTTAGATGCCTCTGAAAACTTAGTTACATTCATTGCTGTTCTCCCTCTTAATTAAAGTTAACACTAATAACATTTTCTTTTACACTCTGTACCTTTGGTTTCTCTGGCTTTTCTTCTTCTGCCTCTACTCTTTCCGCAATAGAGGTTAACATATTACGTATGTACTCGTCTTCTTCCATGCCCGGAACTGCTGCACACACCATCTTAGTTATGTTCATAAGATTGTAATGGTCTTCATCTGACATTAGGTTGTCCTCTGTAACTACAGTACCTACCAGTAACTCTCCTGTCCAGTTGCCACTGGCATCCTTGAAGGGAGACAACCTTACAATGTAATCATCAGCACCAAACTCTAAAAATATTTTATCTTCTGTCACCATAGGCTATCTCCTTTTTACTTTCTTGTATGGACACTGTATCAATGCTGGATGCATGTCCTTTCCTTTTTCTTTTAACCACTCCTCTGGAATGATCCTATCGTAAAAAGGTATACCATGTTTAGTACACCATTGTCCATAGGTAGTTTTAGCACCCTTACTTAACTTGCGTCTACTACTAGTAAATACAAATCGTATGTCTAGCTTTGGGTGTTGCACCTTAACTGCCAAATGCTTACGCCTATCATCTGCTGAGAACAATCCTTTTGTCTCAATGATAATACCATTAGCTAACACAAAGTCAGGGGTATAGGTACGGTACATAAGGTCTTCCCATTCAATCTTGACTTCCTCATACTTGAACTTCATCTTGTGTTCAACGAGATAGTCTCTGGTTCTGACCTCTAGTCCACTCCTATACCCATGCTTCATGGCGGCAGAGAATTGCTTGCCATTCATACTACTAAATGTCCTCTAGCTTTAGAATGGAGTGTTCACCCCAACCAGTATCAAAGACACCCTTTGCATTTGCTTCTGCAATAGACTCAAGTGTTTCCTTTACTGTCTCCATTGCTGACGCAAGCAACTCAGGACTTACCTTATGCAAGTGAGCGATATAGGGTGTAGACTTTTCAACGGCAATGAAGCTAAACTCTTTAGCCTTTAGTCCTGCCATCTTACATGTATACACATAGAACGCTGCCTGTATATGGTAGGCATACTTCTTTACCTGTTCTGCAAAGCCCTTGGGTGATGCATCAACAGTAGTCTTGATGTCAAATATCTCACCAGTGTCAGGTATATACAGGTCTGGTCTGGTCTTTAAGTTAAGGCCAGTGTCTTTATCTACTACAAAGATGCTACTCTCTGTGACCCTACGCTTATCTGTTAGTATCTTACTGCACGTGGTGTTGTCTAGCGCAGACTGACACATCTTTTTGTGTACGTAGTATTCTACTTCCGTTAGAACTACTTCGTCATCTGTCCTGTTGTTGTATAGTTCTTTGAACGCTTTAGCTGCCCGTGTCTTTGGGCCTTTGATAACTAAGTCACGATCAGGTTCTAACAATGTTGCATGTACGGCAGAGCCAAGCGCAAAGGCAGGGCTATCTCCCAAGGGTTTCTGTGCCATGTAGTGCGCAAGCGATTGCTTGCACACCGTTTTAATGGCAGACGAGGAGTACCCTACACGTTTGTGATACTCCTCATTTGACATGTCATAGACAATGCCTGACAGTGGCATGTCCATTACACGAAGTCTTCTTCGTTGATGTCCACAAACTCTTCTACTGTGTCTGTATCTACATCCTCATTCTTGTGCATGTTGTCTTCCCATGCATTAAGAATGTACACATTGTAGTTTTCAATCCATGCCATGAAGTTAGCAAAGACTTCCTGTGCATCGTTGTCCATCTCAATGGTAGTACCCAAGTCAAGCTGCGCCTCTGGTACATAGAAGCTGCTACCATTAGGTAGTGGTACTTCCTTTGTAGTACAAGAGATAGTGTGTTGAGGTGGTAAGCGTTGCATCTTAGACAACTTGGTGAACTGATCACCCATAGTCTTAAAGGCATCACGGTTATCAATCTCCCAGATAAACGCTGTAGCATCTACCTCGACTGCATTACCATTCTCATCTGTTGGATTAACCAACTCAACTACACCAAACAATGCACGAACACGTTTGATAGACTTGATTAGTTCCTTCATAGTGTCAGGCAGTGCAGCCCAATCCTTGATGAACCCTGCTGGCTTACCACAATTGAAGCCACCCTCGTTGTCCTTCATGTCATTGTTAAGATCATTAGCCATGACAGTCTTGAGAAAACGATTGGCAGTATTCTCATTACCCTTGATGAACTTCTTGTACATAAACCGCTGAAGGAATGGACGGATAGTTGCACCCTCTGCGTAGTATGTAGGGCCATCGGGTATGTCTAACTTGTACGCCCCGCCACCAATTACTTCTACGTTCTTCATCTTACCCTTGACCTCTTGCTGGCCCATTATAGGTGTGTGATGTATCCGTAAACGTGCAAGTGTGCTTGCCTTACTTGTATTCTGTGATGACTCTGCGTTCATGCCCATTGCTTGAGCCATTGCTGCATAGTTGTTTGTGTCTATTGTTGTAACTTGATTCATATATTAAGTCTCCTTGTTTTTGATCAGGTGAATGATAGTTATATCACGCTATGTCTTTTGTGTCAAGCCAGTTTGGACCTATCTTTGCCTCTAATAATAGAGGGATGTTAAAGTCTATGCCCCACTTGCGATTGACGATTGGTATCAGCTTGTCATTAGCTGCTTGTATTACTCTTAGTACTTTCTCCTCTTCCTCTGGGTGTATGTCAATTACTATTGAGTCATGCACCGTGTTGACTACGCAACTGCGTAGCTTGTTTGCTGTTAGTAGCTTGTCTATGTATATCAGAGATATAGGTACTATGTCAGCAGTTGCAAACGATTGAACAGGATAATTTTTAATCTGTGTGAAATATGTCACACCCCCGAACCTTCGCCTTACTACATCAGGGAACGCAAACTCACGCCCAGATGGTGTAGTTATCTTACCAGTGTTGAGTGCCTCTTTAGCTAGAGCCTTGTGCCACCCAGCTACACCGGAATACTTTGTCGTAAACTGTTGGTAGTATGCCGCTTCTGCAGGACTACGACCAAACCCACTAGCCCCATACAACGGAGCAAACGTGTGTGCCTTTGCATCTTGTCGTGACATAGGCTGACCTGCATCAGATATAACCTGTGCAGTATACGCATGTACATCAAAGCCTGTAGTGACTTCATCAATGGCAGTCATGTCCTGTGATAGGAACGCAGCTACACGAAACTCAAGCTGGGCAAAGTCAGCCTCACAAATTTTCCCACCTTGCCAACGAGATATGAATACCTTCTTGACAGGGA